CACAGCAAGTGCGTGCTCGCTGGTAAGGCGCGAAATAACACGGCTAAACAACGTTTCAGCCTGGCCCTCTACAGGGGCAAATAGACCTACCCTAAAGCCGTCTTTAAACCTGCCTAGAAGGTCAGGATACATACGGGCAAGTCTAGGAAGGATTACCATAAGAGCGGCTACGGTATCGGCAACAGTCTCGGACTTACCTGACTGACGTGATGCCAGGGCGGTGATTTCCTCACCCTCGTTAATAACCACAGACTCAATAATGCGGCGAGCCAGAGGCTTCTGATAGGTCCTCAGGTCGTGGCCAACAAGCGCCTTGATAAAAATCATTATTTTATCTATTAGCGTGTTTACGAACTCGCGTGACAGCTCATCTAGGCCGTCATCATACTCTTCCTCATATTCAGGCTCGAGTTGGTCTTCTAGCTCTAGTTCGTCGTCTTCGTCGTAAAAATCTTCTACTGTGCTCATCTAATACCTTAAAACTAAATAACCCTGAGCCGAGACGACTCAGGGTTACCAAGTGCCACACGGGAGAGAAATAGGTTGGCTAAAGAATGATAACACATAAAAATATTAAAATCTATAGAGTGCTGTTCATTCTCTTATTTAACTCATGAACTACTGCGTGGAGCGCCTCTGCGCCTTCAGCAAGCTCGGTCATATTTTCTATTGAGCGACTACGTTCGTATTGGCTAAGGAGTCTGCCAACCTCGTATATAGTCTGGTCTGCCCAAACAGAAAGCTCACCGGTAGGTATCCTAGAAACCCTCTTAGCAATCTTCTCAGAGAAGGGCTTGTCCCACTTAGTTTTCTTTTTAAACCAGGGCATTACCAACCCTCTTCTCTGTCGATAGGGACGTACCGACGTATGTCGTTTACAGGGATGTCATTTGGGTTATTGCGCCCGAATTTGACGACTTTGCGAAGCGCCTGTTCTTCTCTAACTGAGTCACCCCAGATGCCAAGTGCGTAACCTCGTGGCACAAACGGAATCCAGAATACCGCACAGACTTTGCTTTCTCTGTATGGGTGCTCAGTCTCCTGTGACCAGCCCCACTCAAATAGTGGGAGAGTTGGGTGTTTAAGTTTTATTGTGTCAACGTATAGTGGTCCGATTGATTTCATTACTATCCTTCGTAAGGCCTCTCATTAGGATACATGTTCTGAGCCCAGTTAGTCAATTGGTTAAGCTGTACGCGTCGGTGTCTAGGCATCGCAGACACGTTAGCCGGGCCCATATCGCCCCAGCTATCTAGCCCAGATGAGCGAAGATACTTGCCCTTAGAATCAGCAAATTTAAAGCCTCGCCAAATGCTCGGCGAAACGCCTCGATACTCCCACCACTGGCCGTCACGAAATAAAACCGTCATGACCTGATTTTTACTGTCGTACCCTGCGCTTAGGGTTCTAGGCCGACTAGGGTTGCTAGAGGTAGTTGCAGATACAGCAGAGTCTTGAACCTCAAAATCGGGGTCGTCCTCATCCTGTCCCTCGCCCTTGATAAGTTCAGAGGCGGCCTCGTCTGTTTCTTGAACAGGGGTGCTTTTCTTCTTACCGCCCTGGCGCAAACCTAGATAAAAAAACGGGTCCATTAGTCCTCACAATCGTGGTAGTCAAGTTGATTCTCTAAGACTAGTGTACGGCAATAACGACAGCGGTATCTTTTCTCTGGTTTAAAATTATTTTGAGCAGTAGCTCCAAGCTCAAATCCCCAACCGTCTTCGTTCTGCTCAGGGGCATAGTCAGTAATAATCTCTGGCTGTGCGGAAGGGTGGGCGTCATCGCCAAATTCTTCAAGGTCATCCATGTCTGCGCCATCGACACTTAGCTCACCCGCTTTTGGATTGAATCCGCGCAGCTCCGGCGGAAACGGTCCTCTAGGCGCATGGGCGGTTTTTGGCACAGCGTGTGCCTGCACTGCCTGCACGCGAATAATTCTCATTATTCGTCTGACGCAGTCTCTTCTGCTGCAGGAGCTGAGGTTGACTTCTTCTTAGAAGTCGTAGGCGCTGGGGTCTCTACAATCAGGTAGTTATCCGCTGCCGAACGCAAATTAACAGGTAGATGCGGTGCGCAAAAGAAGGCTACGTTAGCAATCTTTGGGTCGTGCTTGTAAGCCGCTAGAGCTTCGCAGTTGTCGCATTTCATATTTTCTCCTTAAATCAGTGGCTCAGGTATTTATCAAAAAGATGTTTCTTTAATGTGCTGGTCGAACTTTCCTTCTAGACTTGCCAAATCAACTTTGAGGTCAGTAAGGTCGGAACGTATAGCTTTGACTTCATCCCTCATCGAAGAGCCTGAGTTTGGCTTCAATTCTGAGAGATATTCTTTAGTTAGTTGAGATAGAACGCTGTTCATGTACCGCCTAAACACCCAGGAAATAATTGCGGCGATAAAGGTTAGAAAGGCGGCAAATCCAGCAAGCGTAGTGGCTAGCTCGGCAATAGTCATCACAACTCCAAAAACTAAACGTCTATAACAGTGTTACAGAAATTTGTAGATATGTAATGACTAACTACCAGTGGCCTTCTGGGCAGGTTGCTTGCTTTAACTTAGTTTTTGCTTTCATAAAGCAGCCGCACTTTTTGCACTGAACAGTGGCCTTAATAAGAAACGGGCAAGACTTGCAAATGTCTAGCCTACTAGATGCTTCTTCTTTACTTGCGTATTCGGTGTTAGGGTTTAAAAAGTCCCACGGTCTGGCAGATTTAGCAATGCTTTCTGCGTAGCCTTGAGAGTCCTGTTTAAACTTTTCCCAGTCACTGCTCTGGGTCATAAGTAAAGTCCGCAGGTGGGTCTAGCACCACTTCAAATGTAGCGCCGCTTCGGAACGCCGCAATTAATGCTGGATTAAACGTCGGGCTTAGAGGCATTACGTGTGCGCATTTACCCTCTACGATAAAAGCGAGACTAATGTGCCCGGCTAATGGTGCTCTAGTGGATGGCGTGTCAAAGCGTTCTCCGTCCCATGCGCTTCCCTCTGCTGGAACGACTGGCAGGGACGTGACGTCTACAATAGACAACGGGGCCGCAGAGATAGCTAGCCACGGTGAGTCTTCAAAGTTTGGTACGGAGATTCCGCCAGCGAGCTCATCGCCAACTTTAACTTTAATAACAGCTCTCATTTTATCCTCGAATTAGAACTCTGGGCAGCTTCCGCTGGAAGGTACCACTACAGTGTAAGGAACATTAGGGCATGTGGTCCCAGCGCAGGGGTCTGTCTGGTAGAAAGTGTAGTAGCAGGTGTTTCCAACCCTACCATCAAATGTGGAGTAAGATGTCTGGCAGCATGGAGTTGGCGGAACGGGTGTACAGCCAGGAGCAGCAGGGGCAGATGTACCTTGGCAGACCCAGTTAGGCGGATTTCCTAGCTCGGCCTTTTTATTGTTGCAGGCAACGACAGGGTCGTTAGTTCCGCTAATAGTTGCATTACCAGTTTGTGTTGGCTCATATCCGCCTGAACTACAATACGCCCAGTAGATAGTAACTGTTGAAGGCGGCGCTACAGTAACCACAATTGTATAAGTCCTGGTTGTAACGCCGTCTTCTGCGGTAACCACTACGTTTAGGTTGTTTGGGTTACCTGCAAGGCTAACTGACCTAGCACCAAGGCCGGTGATTGTAGACGCGGGGTTAGTAGCAGTGGCCGCAAGAGTTACTGAGGTAGTGCCGTTAGGCGCAGCAAATGCGAGAGTAGATAACACATCTGAGCCATTTACAGTAAGGGCCGAAAGAGTCGTATCTGATGAAAGCGGGAATGGGTATGAGGTCTTCCAAGTGCCGTTGACTTTCGTATACATAGCGGTAACGGCTACCCATGAGCCAGAAACCTTTACGTACTGGGCAACGACGTTACGCCACGCGCCCAGGTCATAAACTTTATTTCTATATACGTCAGGCATGTCTACCTACTACGCGTATTTAATCCAGACATCTCCGTCTTGGCCTTGACCCGATGTTGGGTCTGCGGTAGAGACAAAAATGTTGCGGTCACCATCATCGTTGTTTGGAAGAACGGTAGGGCCGTAAACTTGGATATCACCTGAACGTGGCATTATGCAATCTCGATTCCGCTAACGACAGTAGTAACTACAGCACCGGTGCCTGCAGAAAGCTGAAGCTTTTCTCCAGCGACCATTGGGATGTCGGCACTCCAGATAACCTGTGACTTAGGGCCAATAGATAGGTCAGTAATAATAGCGGTTGCAGTGCTGGCAGAACCGCTAACTGGCACTACATAAGCCTGCAAAGTAACGGCAGACGTTGAGGTGTTGTTAAAAATAATTTGCTTAGCTACAACGGTCTTCCCAGAACCAACGGTGTATGAGGTGTTGGTGGCTGTAGTAGTAAGCTGAACAGGTCCTAGTATGCGGACAGCAGTGAAAGTTGCCATGTTATTCCTTTCGAATACTTAAATAGATTAGCCTATTTGCTGAGCAAATAAAGGCTATCTTGTTCCCCACCAGTTACGGCCGGGGTTGTTGTACACAAAGATAGACGGCTTTTCATTTGGGTTTAGATAAAACTTTCTAATACCAAACCGTGAGTCTTTGATAATAGTGGGCTTAGGCATAGCTTTCCTAAAATCTTTGTTTAACGAAGCCACCAGCCCCACTCCTTTGCAGCAAACGGCACGCCAGGTACTGCGCCTACCGCCCTAGTTAGTGCGTCTCTAAATTCTCTTCCGCGCCCTGTGGGTGCAGTTTGAGTCTGGTTATCCAGCGCAGTGACGACACCAGAGCGACGCGCTAGCGGGCCCTTGTGTCTAATGTCTACTTTGCGCTGAAGCATGGATTATACTGGCTGGTCAAGCCCGGTTAGGGCTGATTTTCCGCCCCCAGGCTTAGAAGTCCCTCTAGGAGCTCTAGCAGGGGCAGCGGGTGCAGCAGGAGCAGGAGGTGTAAACTGCTTTCCCTTAGGAACGGTAGACTTAGACGGAGCAATTGCGTCTCTGGCTGAACCGGCTCTACCAGTGGGCGGCTTAGGTGTTTTTAGAGGCGCTGAACCCTGTCTTGGACCTGAGACAGAAAAGCCTCCGCCATCATTTATGATTATGTCACCTGCGGAATACCTAGCTCCGGTGCGAGCAGCGCTTGCCCAGTCTCCGCGCCTAATTGTAGCTGCGTCTTTATTTGATGCACGGGTGCGGATAAAGTCATTATTTTTTGCACCTTCTTCGCGGGTAAAGCTGGTGTTGGCTTTTGACTCATCTATCTGCCAGTCACGCAGGGTTCTAGTGTTTTCTCTACCAAAGTCATAACGCTTAGCGATTTCTTCGTTGTGCCAGTCAGCAGCGGTCTGTGGGCCGCTTTTTTTACTGCCCTTACCACCTCTCCTGCCACGACCAAGCAGGTAGCCTACAAGTCCTGCAAATGTACCCGACGAACGGCCTGCACCACTAGCAGCTCTTTTGGCGGCTGCGCCTTCAATGTTTTCACTCATGTTTAGATTTTATTAGCTTTTAACTAAATAAACTTGGCAAAAGAAAAACCCCAGCCGATTGGCTGGGGTCCTTCTTTGGGGCTACTAGCTTGCAGCAGCGTATGGGGTGATGGTGATAGTTGCGTCAGTCGCAATGCTTGCAGCGTTAGCAGCAGTTGACTGGGTCTTGATAGTTCCAGCAACACCAAATACGTTTCCGGTCTCGTTGATTCCGGTAGTGTCTGCTACGGTGAATCCAGTACCAGCAATGGTGATGTTACCTGATGCAGCAGCGGTTACAGTCCAAGTACCAAGTGCGTATGCAGGAAGGTTAACTGGGCTGCTGCCTGCTGCGGTACCTGCGGCCAAGGTAATCTTGGTACCGACTGGGTAAGCAGTGCTTGCTGAGGTGGTGTAAACAACCGCTACAGTAGCCGAGGTGGCGTTGAAGCGAGTTACATCCTTCTTAGCGTTAGCTGTTGCAGAGGCAGTGGTGATGTTAGCTGCTTCGTAACCAGCGTCACGTAGGGCGTCAAGAGCAACAGCAGTGGTTGCACCTACAACGCTAGGTACGATGATGTAACCAAGGCCGACACCGTCAGCTGCACTTAGAGCAGTGGTGCTTTCTACCTTGCCACGCTGGCCGGTGATTTCACCTGCGTTAGCTGAGTTAGTAACGGTGAAGTTACCGAACTTAGAAGTAGCAACAGTTACACCTGATAGGTTGTATGCTGAGGCGGTTAGGCCGGTGATGTTTACAACAGTACCTGGTGCCAAGAAGTTCTGTGACTGGTAGGTAACAGTGGTTCCGTTACCTGAAGCCGCAGTAACAATGTAGTTACCTGCTCCAGCCACAAAGCTTGGGTAACCTGACCATCCAGCCTCTACGTTGGCGTGGTTGTCAAGGGCTGGGTCTAGACGGACGCTGGCTACCTGGGTAGTTGCTGACCATCCATAGTCACCGGTGCTACCACCGATGTTTGAAATGGTTGCCGCACGGTCATCGTTCGGCTGCATAGGGACGTTTCCCCATACAAAATCAACGGCTTGCTTGCCGCTCGAGTCTACTGACATGTCTATTCTTTCTCTAGAGATAAGTAGCGCCCGCGCAAGACGCTTAATACTAGTATCTCGGTAGAGTAAAGATAATTTGGTATAAACCAAAATTAGTTAAAAAGGCGGAGTATTTTTTTCCGTAGTTTTATCTAGCCACTCGCTAGCCTCAGGGGTGTCCTTATCAGGCGCTTCTCCCGCATCCTCTGGCCCAGTCATTGAGGCCATCTCATCAGAAGTCATAGTAGTGGCCCACCACTCAGGGGCGTCATCAAACTGGGACTTATTAGGCTTCATTACTTATCTTTGTCAGGCTCGTTGTTCTTGATGATTTCGTCAAACTTCTCATCGGTTTCTTTTTGCTCGGCGGCCTTCTGTTCATCCTGCTTTTTCTGCATAGCCGACAAGCTGCGGTCGCTGCCACTGTTTCCGTAAATTGCGCCCCAGACTTCTTCAAAAGCGTTCCTAGGCTTACCGTACTCAAACTGAGGGTCTTTCGGGTCCATTACTACGCGTCCCAGTGGTCGTGCTTAGGGTCGCGGTCATCATCCTGCTCGTCAGGCTCGGCCGCTTTCTTTTCAGCCTCGCTCTTCTTCATACGGGCTAGGGTGTCTTCTCCGTAAAGCATGCCAAACACTTCTTCAAAGTGACTCTTAGGCTTATCAAACTGAGGGTCTTTCGGTTCCATTACCAATCCTTCGCGTGTGGCTCGCACATGTGTACGACGTCGCCGGTGCCCTGTACTAGGCAGTTTTGACCTTTTTGTCCGTGCTGACTTTCGCAGTCATCGTAGTAAACCCGCTCAGGGTGGCCATCAGGTGACTGTGACTTTGGCTTAACTTCTCCAGGCTCGCCTGTTGCGTAATGACTACTCATTTGTCGTTCTCTTTCTTGCCGGCGCGGCGCTTGTTCTCTTTGGCGGTGTTCTTGCCGTGAGCTAGAACGCGGAGGTTCTTAGGGTTGTCATTATTGTGGTTGTTGTCCTTGTGGTCAACATCCTTACCCTTTGGCACTTTACCATGAGTCTTCTCGTACTTGTACTTAGCAGCATCAATAGTAGTGCGAGAGCCGTCTGCGTTCACTACGGACATGATTGGGCGGCCACCGTTCTTGGCAGAGCCCTTAAACGGCCCGTAGACCTTCTTGCCGTCTTTGGTAGTGCCCTGCTTGGTTTTAGGCTTAAACGCCTTTTTCTTTTCAGCCATGTTTACTCCTTGTGAAGTTTAGGTGGAAGATTGTTTTTAGCTCTACGGAGAGCGTCTCCGCTTACCTCGAGGTCAATACCCATGTTGCTGGCTTCCTTAAGGTCAGCCATAGTGTCGCCCCTGAGTACTGCATTAGCGGTGTCGATTTCTCTAACGTTTTCATCAAGCTTATCATCCATGATGGCTTTTGCACGCACTTCAGCGTTTAGAGACATGTTTTTTCTTTGAACGCCGTGCTTCCTCCACAGAGCGCTAAAGGCGGCACCACCCGCCTGTACGTTAGACAAAATCTTGTCTTTACGTTCTTGATAGGTACCAAACTGGTTATCTACTGGTTCCATGTTATTTCCTATCCCAAATATCGACGGTGTCGTCGTCTTCTAGTATGTCATGTTCGGCACTGCAATTTCCACATTTAAGACACATTATAGGGCTTCTTTACGACATCAGATGCGGCAGGTGATGCACCGTAACGCATTACTGAGCCCCTAGGGCCAGTAAAGATTCTATCATTGATTCTTCTGCTTCCAAAAATGGGCATTTTTGGTGGAAATACACCCAGTTGGAACTCGTGGACGCGGCCCGCCATTAGTCTTTCCTAAAGAGTGGTCTGAATCTTAGGCTTCTGACCAGTTTTGGCCCGGCGCAGCGCATCTCCGCTTACCTCGATGTCCTTGCCCTTTTCAGCAAGTTCAGCCATGGTAGCCCCAGACTTGACTGCGTAAGCAGTGTCAATCTCTCGCTGGTTCTCGCGGCGAACTGCCTTAGACCTTTCGTAGATAGCCGCTTTGTTATCAGGGTCTCTTTTAACGGCTTCATCGGCGTCGTCAAGGATATGTCCAACGGCATAGAGCGCTTTACGCTCGTTAGCTCGTTTCTCTTCGAAAGCTTTTCGCTTCATCTGTGGGGTTATAGGTTCCATAGTTCCTACTATAGATTAAAACAAGGACATAGTCTGGGAATACTTGACAACATTTGTTTACTTAAAGAAACCTGCATATTGGGGGCGCAGCAGACACCGCTACTACAACTAAATATTTGATTATGTTAATTAAATATTAAGCAGTATTTGCATGCCGCAGCAATTGTTACCAAACCGTTATCTACTTGCCAGCTGGGTAGCGATGCATCGTAACGTTCTTCTGGGCCCTAACGTCGCTGTTCTGCCAGGTCCAGCACTCGCCCGTTTCATCCTGGAAGCAAACCCACTGAATGTTGTGCTCAGGACCCATATCAATCAAGAAGTGCGCTAAGGCCGAGCCCTTCGGAGTGTCCAATGGCAAAGGCGGATTAAGTTGTATAATCATAGGCCCAGTCTACCACGCCGCCGTTTAGGCTACTGCCTAGCCAAAATGGTCGTTGGTCGTTTCTGACACCTGGCGGGGGGCTGGCTGGGGCAGTCGGCTAACCCTACCCCCCCTAGCCGTTCACCGAGAGTTTACCTATTGTTAACCTACGAAGTGTCGGTTTTTTACACTTAGGGCATAGTCTTTATACATCAGGCAAGCAAGCCTGATAACTTGGCTAAGCAAGACAACTTAGCAAAACTATCTTAGGGGATAGAGCATTATGGAGCAAAAAGATAACCGCAGTGAAGTAGCGTTCTTTGAGATGTATGACTTGGTAAAGTCATACGCTGATAGCCACGACCTCACGCCTAATCAAGTAGTAAGCCTGCGAGAAGTTTGGGACTTGGCTTACAAGACTGGCGTAGTTCACGCTACTCAGGACGCTTTGGCTATGGTCAAAGCAACTAGCACCGCAACCGAATAATCAACCGAGCGGGCGGGGGAGCAATCCCCCGCTCTCTCACTAATCTAGGAGTAATAATTATGAACATCTGTTCTATCTGTGGCACTACTGAAAACATCGTTCACTCTGGCACTGACGCTCTGCTCTTGGAGTGCTTAGACCGAATTGGCACAATCTGCTACGCCTGTGCCAATGTTCAGCGTGAAAAGGTGGCGAACTAATGAAGTTCTTTATTCGCCGTCTAGGCTTTGGAATTATCACCGCACCAATCGTTCTCGCAATTTATGCGAGTGCCTATGGTCTGCTAGCAACTTTGGCAGACCAACCGAACATACCACCCGCTGATGTTCTCTGGACTATCGCCGTGATGACTGTTCTCTGCTTGGTATTCGCCAAGCAGATTGCCAAACTGGTTAGTTGGTTTATGGACTAGCCAGACCCCTAGATAGACACGCCCGGGCAGGTTCCCCCCAACCGCCCGGGCGTGTCGCCTAGGTAAACTTTAGATGAACAAATTCCCGGGCGTGTCGTACGCCCGGGCGTGTCGCGCCAACCCAGCAAATCGGCAATAGCTATGCTTCGCTTGCTATTGCCGATTTGCCAATTTGCTTCGCAAATTGTACAACTACTGGGAAACTTCGTTTCCCTAGTAGTTGTTGGGTTGGCGGCGTGTTGATAACAGTTTGATAACGGCATTTGTTAACCGAGAGTTTACCTAGAAGTGTCGGTTATTGAGAGAGATACCCTAGTCTTTATACATCAAGCAAACGGGCTTGATAAGAAACTAGGGAGATACAACATGGAAGAAATAATCAGTAGCGCAAGCATTACTACTGACTGCCTTTGCTCAGCCGTTGATGATGACGGCGAAGGCTTACTTGATGAGAAAGGCAATGAGATACCCGCCGATGACTGTCGAGAAGGCGAATGCTGGCACTGGCAAGCCGATGACTTGGATAGTTATCTCCAAGACTGGCTAGCCGATAATGACGCTGATAAAGAAACTGATGTTTACATTAGTTGCGACTCTCAGCGTTGGACTCACACAGGCTTCAGGGCGCTAATCAAGGCTGAGAAGATACTCAGCGCCTTATCGCTAAACGGCGACTTTCGCTTAGAATTCCGAATCGACAAATTCGGGCAACTAAGCGCAACTCGCTACTCTCACGATGAGAACACAGGCACTGCTCCGTTCTTTATCAGGGTTGCTACTGATGAAGACAGGCAAGCGTTCGAATAGGTCCCCCCTAGACAACCTGAGTCAAGTTGTTAAACTGACTCACTCACACAACTAGAAGGGAAACACCGTGCCACAAATTGGATACCAAGAATGCTCAGGTTGCGGACTTATGTTCGCTGAAGCAACTGAAACTATGGAAGGCCACGAATGCGAGCCAAGCATTCGATACACTCTCGAAGTCAACATTGGCGGTTGGTTGCGTGTCCAATGGGCACCATACTTCGCCACCGAAGACGAAGCGCTTGAATGGGCTCACAAGCCGATTCACGACTGGGAAGGTCCGGTCCGAGTAATTCAGGCCTAGAAACTTCCCCGCCGGTCAGTCCCCCTCTGGCCGGCGGGGAGCCTCCCAACCCAACAACAAAGTAAACAACAGGTAAACAGCCGGCTTGCCTCATAGCTGTTTACCTGTTGTTTACTTTGTTGTTGGGTTGGTGAACGGCAGGTAAACAAAATTGTTTACTTAGTGTTTACCTAGAAGTGTCGGTTTTGTCGGGGCTAATAGTATTGTTTTACTTGTAGCCATCGGGGCTACGATTTAGAAAAGAGAAAGAGACATTATGTCGAAAGCAGTAGTTATCAAAACCACAAGTGAAGTTGAGATTTGTGGCGACCGCAACACTTGGGTCAAGGGTGAGCACTCTACCACTTTTTCTAGCGAACCGCTAGACGATGAGGGCGATGTAAAACTAAGAGCACCTCACGCTGACCGAGACCTCGCCGTCAAGATTTTTGCGGATAGCGATGGGCAGCACTCGTTCCAAATTGAAGAAACTACTTTCACCTATCTAAACGGGGTGTTCGGGGATAGCAATTACAGAAGTTATGACTTGCTATCTACTAAGATGACCTTAGAGCAGTTGGAAGTAGTAGCCGAAACGCTAAACACCTTTATTAGCGGTATCAAAACTGGTGCAGTAGTAGCCAGATAGTTCCCCCGATGAAGTTGGCAGACCTTCCCAAAACTGCCACCCCCAAAACCTGAAAGGATTTACCGTGCTAGAAAACAGAATCGAAATCGTATGGACTCGCGGCGACTTTGAGCGAGTAATTGGCCGCGAACTGACCGACCAAGAATGGAAGGTGCTGGCCTCAGAAGTTGAGGGCGATGTTGAGGAAATCGACATACCGGCCAGAATCAAGGGCAAGTTTAGTATCCTTGGCCACTTGGTTGAGCAGGATAACAAACTGGACTAGGACTTGCGACACGCCCGAGTGTAAAAGCTCGGGCGTGTCCCAACCCAACAAACAGCCAACAGCCGCGCTTTTTCTATGCTCTTTCGGCTGTTGGCTGTTTGTTGGGTTGGTGTTAGGCTAGCGTTTACCTAGTGTTCACCTTACAAGTGTCGGTTTTGTCGCTGGTTGGGCATAGAGTTTAGGTATCAGGCAATCAGGCTTGATAAAGAGAATAAGAGAGCAGGGGCAACAAATGGAAAAGACACTAAAAGCCGATGAAGTTGGGCAGTTTCTATACGACCTAAATGGCAAGTTCTTTACTATCGAATTCGTCAAGAGAACCACAGGCGAAGTTCGCAAGATGACCGCAACAACCAACTACCAGAGCAAGTTGGCTGGTGGTGAAGCCGCTTACGATTTCGGGGAAAAGAAACTAATTCCCGTCTGGGATTTGGCAAAGCAAGCGTTTCGCTCAATTCCGCTGGACAGCGTGCTAACAATCAACGCCAAAGGCGACACCTACAAAATCGTAAAGGCGGGCGAGTAATGACCGACACGCCTAAATGCGATTTGTGCCTAGAAGTCAATGTTTTCGAACCGCTAGTCAAGTTTGAGAAACTAGACATCTGTGCCGAGTGCGCCGAGAAAATTGACGAGCAACACGAGCGCCGTATGCGAGCGCTAGACCAACTCTAAACAAACTTGCTAGGGGGCAGGGCAACTTGCCCCCTAGCCTAACCAAAGGATTACAATGCTTATCACACAAGAACAAATGGACAGCGCCCGAGACGACATCTACAACGCAGTCTGGGCAATCGTCAAAGCCGAAAAGGAAACAGGCAACTCTGGCGAAGAACAGGAAGAACTAAGCAGGGCTATTATCGAAAACGATAACCTGACCTTTATGTTCGGGCGACAGCGTGCCGCTGGACACATTATCGGTGTTGTTCACGACACGCCAGAACTAGACCAATCGGCGAAAGACGACTTGGTTGCTACAATTGGAAACATCTATCTAAGGAGCAACTAATGACCCAGACAATCGCACAAGCGTTCGACCAATGGGCGCTAGGTATGTTTCGTGATTACAGCGACGAGCGCCTAAACGATTTACGCAATCAGTTCCGCAACGACAAAATCAAAGCGACACTAAACAAGCAATACGACACAGCCAAAGGGCAGTTAGTAATGCAGAAGTTGGTAGAGCAGGTTCAGGCAGAGCGCCGAAACCGATAGACCCCTAGCCCAGAGCGCCCCCCCTTATGCTCTGGGCTAGGTTTCCCCTAAGCCCCACAGCAGACCTTTCTCTTGTCTGCTGTGGGGCTTTTCATTTTTGGGGCAAGCCCAACCCAGCAAAAATAAGCCGTAAAAGCCCTTCTAAACCAACCGCTTCGCGGTTAGGTTTATCGGCTTATTTTTGCTGGGTTGGCAAGTTTGGTAAACGAGAGGTAAACAGAACTGTTTACCTGCTGTTCATCTACAAGTGTCGGTTTTAGCAAGTCTATTAGTAGAGTTTTACTTGTTAGCGCAGATGACGCTAATCGAGAGATGCCCTCTCGCTTACAGAAAAGAGATAACATGGCACACGCATTAGAACAAGATGAACAAGGCAACACCGCTTTCGCTCTTAGGGGCGAACCTGCTTGGCACAAGTTGGGTCAAGTGTTCGACAAGGAACAGCACATAACAACCGCCGAGATGTTGGAACTCGCACACCTCAACGATTGGAATGTTCGCTTAGAGGAATTGTCTGTTCCAGAGGGCTACCGCAGTAGCACGCAACAGCAAATGGTAATTCGCACGAACCCATTCGACAAGGGAACTGATGTTCTTGCGATTGTCGGCAACCGCTACAATGTTGTCCAGAATGAAACCCTGTTCGATTTCGGCGACGCTCTGCTTGACGGTGGCGCAGACTGGGAAAGCGCTGGCTCTATCAAGAATGGCAAGGTTGTTTTCGGTTCTCTCACAATTCCAAAAGAATTCGTGCTAGACCCAGAGGGCGCTAACGACAAGACGGTTTCATACCTGCTTGTTCACACTAGCCACGACGGTTCGACAGCGGTTCAGGCGAACATCACACCTGTTCGGGTGGTGTGCCAGAACACTCTCAACATGGCGCTAAACGGTTCTAAGCAATCGTTTAAAATTCGCCACAGCAACACCGTTGACGGCAAAATTCAGTTAGCCCGTGAAACTCTCGGTCTAACTTTTGCCCACATGGATAATTTCGAAGCAATGGCGAAAAGCCTGTTCGAAACTACCTTGACCGACATTCAGTTCGACAAGTTAGTCAAGTCTATTTACGCCGAGCCAGAAGTTGGGTCTGCCAAGTCTGCCCTGACTGTTTGGAACGACAAGATAGACACGATTTATGACCTCTACCAGAATGGCGCTACCAATGCGAACATCACTGGCACAGCGTGGGGCGCTCTCAACGCCCTAACTGAGCGCATTGATTACTACCGCACTGGGCGCAAGGGTAGCGAGTCTATCGTAGCCGCCGCAAGTGGCTTTGACCCTGTTGTAAACGCCGAGAAAGCACGAATTCTCTCGGCAACACTAGCACTGGTCTAAAACCCCGCCAAAACGCCTCCTAGCGCTTGCTAGGGGGCGTTTTTGCGTTTTGCTGGGTTGGTTGCCTAGTTGCCTAGCGACGACAGTCGCTATAAGGGCTTTTAGGCAACTAGGCAACCAACCCAA